GCTGAGACAGAAAGGCTGAAAGTTGTCGGTGGAATCGATCCGCAGGCACTCAAGCCTATAGTCAGAGAGCTTGTGTCGCAGATTCTTGGCCTTCCAGTGAACCAAGTGATCGGAATGCACATGCAGGAGGACGCTGCAATGACGCAGCAGGCCACTGTGATGGCGCAGGCTCAGACACCAGTCACAGGAACGCCGCAGCCTGGATCGCCAGCCGCAGGCGGCGCTCCAGCAGGCGGCCCACCAAACGGAGCAATGTAATGAACAAGCGATGGAACCAGAAGTCCTACGCCCATGTGACCGTGGCGAAGCTACAGGTCGAGATGGCGCAGGAGATATTCGAGGTGAAAGCCTCAACCGACGACAAGTTCTACAAGGAATGGAAGAACGACAGATCGAGGTTCGTGAACCTCGTCGCACCCTCTTTGCGGGATGCGGCACGCGCAGCCTTGGCTGAGCTACTCGGACGCCACGACGTCAACGAGCGAGAAAAGGAAGAGATTTATGAGGCTCTCCTGATGGATCGCTGCATCCCGAACGAGGATCGTTGGTACACGGCGTAAATAAACTGCAACCATAACCGAGAGAGATCATGTCAGAGACTACCGCAACCCCCGAGACAACCTACTCATCATTCAGCGAAGCGTCGGACAACGACGTGAGGCTCACCGCCGAAGAGATCGCCGCTCAAAACGGCGAGCCGGTCGAACAGATCGAGGCTGATGAGCCGGAAGCTCAAGCGGCCGAAGTAGCGGCCGAAGCAGAGGCAGAAGACACCGAGACCGAGACCGAGCGCGAGGCGCGGGAAGCCAAGCTCGCCCGCGATCTGCGTGAGGAACGCCGCCGTGCGCGTCAGCTTGCCGCCGAGAACCAAGCCCTCCGTGGTCAGCGCCCCGAGAGCCGTGATGAGGTGATCCAGCGCGAGGCCGCAGCCTTGGCCGTGCAATACGCCCAGCGCGACGCCGTCACCAAGAAGTCGAACGAGATTTACGCCGAGGGCGTCAAGGAGTTCGGCAAGGACGAGTTTGACGATGCGGTCCAGGCGATGGGTCACAGCTTTGGGCAGCAACTGCCCTACGTGATCGACACCCTGATCGACCTACCGGACGCGCAGAAGCTGATCCAGCACTTGGCCGATAATCCCGACATGATGGACAGCCTCGCCAGTATGCCGCCGCACAAGCTCGCCGCCGCCCTGGCGCGCGAGGCTAACAAGGTCTCCGCGCCGAAGTCTCGCCCGATGTCAAAGGCTCCTAAGCCCATTCGTCCGGTTGCCACGCGCGGCGCTGCCGAACCGGAGATCGACATGGAGAAGATGTCGATGGAGCAGCTTGCCCGTATGTGGGACAAGCGGGACATGGAGCGGAGGAACCGATGAACATTTTGACACCGGAGATGCGCCGCTTCTCCATCCTTGAGGGCGATGAACTGGCGCAGTGGGGCGATCCGTCGCCCAAAGACGATGCCACCATGACCGATGAGGAATGGAAGATGCTGACGGGTCACGAAGCGAAGGTGATGCGCGAGCGCGAGAAGCGATTTGCCGACGAATGGGACGCCGAATGGGAAGCCGAGGAGTCCAAGTAATGCCCTCATCTCCCCAGCAGGAAATCTTCCCACCCAAGCCGAAGGGCAAGGTCGTCACGCCGCTTACGGCGAGGGCGAAGCTCAACCCGACCGATGTGACGCCATTGTCACCGCAGCAGGACATTCAAGATGCCATTGAAGCCAGGAAAGTCGAAGCAAGCGTTCAGCCAGAACGTGAAGACGGAGATGAAAGCCGGAAAGCCCCAAAAGCAAGCCGTGGCAATCGCCTACTCGGTGCGACGAAAGCCGAAAGGTAAGAAATGACACCGATCAAACTAACCGACCCGACCGGAACGCCGGTCTATGTCAATCTAAACAGCATCTCCAGGATTGGGAGATTTGACGCTGCCGCTACCTTCATCGGGTTCGCTGACGGCTTTCAGATATTGGTCTTGGAGTATGTTGACGACATCCTAGAGATGATCGAAGCCGTCAAACAAAGCGAGATCGACAGGTGGCACCTAGAGATGACCTCGCCGGAGACCCATGATGCCAGTGGTGTATGACATCTCCACCGACAGGGATCGCGAGGCGACACAAGCGGATTTTGACAAGCTGCAACGCACCGCGTCGGCATTTGGCGAGCTAATCAAGAAGATCAAGTTCTACAACGCCGAGGTCCGTGGCGGCCTGCTTCATCCTGGTCTCGCCGTGCATGACATCGTGGTCGCGACGCAACAGGCCGAGGGCATGGCCAAGGACATGGACCTCGACGCGCAGATGCAGCTTGGTGCCGTTCATGGGCGTCATGTCCTGGTTGTTGAGCGGTAGAATGATCTGCGGAGTCGTACTGCTCGGTGCCATTCTGGCGCTGCTGTACTTCGACACAACAGACCTTCGCTAAATAAACCTTACAGCGAAAGCTGATGGTCACCGGACGACCTGAATAGCCGAGGCGCATACCGCTCGCGCTACCCATCGAATGCGTGTGGGAAAGGAGAGGAACTACCTCAACTTTTTCCCACAGGTGATTCAATGACAAACACATTGCTTACCGTGTCGATGATCACGAAGCGCGCTGTCACGATGTTTCGCAACAGCAATGCGTTCTTGCAGATGGTGGATCGTCAGTATGACGAGCAGTACCGTCGTGCAGACTTCAAGATCGGCTCGACACTGAACATCCGACTGCCAGTCGATTACGTCGTCGCGGTCGGCCAGAACATTACTCCGCAGACCACTGTCGAAACCGAGACTCCCCTCGTTGTCGGCACGCAGGCGAACGTGAGCGCGAGCTTCACGTCTTCGGACTTCGCGCTGAAGATCGACGACTTCGCCGACCGCTTCTTGCTGAAGATGACGAACGATCTGGCGGCGTACATCGCCAACGATCTGATGTCGGCAATCAACGGCTGCCCGAACCTAGTGTCAAACTATGACAATAGCGGGAACGTCGTTTCTCCGACGATGGACACCTACCTCGCCGGTGGCGCGGTGCTCGACAACTTGTCGGCGCTCCGCAACGAGCCGCGTAAGATGATCCTCAGCCCAATCACGATGGCACGCAGCGTAAGCTCGCTGGCCGGATTGCTGAACCCGCAGTCGAACATCTCCGACAACTATAAGGTCGGTGCAATCGGCGGTCAGGCTCTTGGCATTCAGGATTGGCGCGTCGATCAGACGGTGCAGGCGCACACCTACGGAACTGCGACTGGCATCGCGATTAGCGGTGGCTCTCAGACCGGCACCACGCTGACGATCTCTGCCACCAACGGCACGATCAACGCAGGCGATGTCTTCACCATCGCAGGCGTGTACAGCGTCAACCGTCTGACCAAGCAGTCCACGGGTTCGCTGGCGCAGTTCGTTTGCACAACGACTGTGAACTCAAGCGGCACCTCGCTGAGCATCTATCCGGCTCTGACGCCTGTGTCTGGCTCGCCCGACACTGTGCAGTACGCCACTGTCACCGCCTCTCCTGGCGCAAGCGCAGCCATCACTCCGGCTGTTCTGGCAGGTGCGACGATCCGTCAGAACGTGCTGTTCCGCAAGGAAGCCTTCACCATCGTCTTTGCCGATCTTCCTCTGATCCGCAACGGCGTCGTGAAGTCGGCTCGTGAGAGCTACGATGGCGTGTCACTGCGGATGGTCGAAGGGTATCAGATTTTGTCTGACGCCTTCGTTGATCGTCTCGATGCGTTGTATGGCTACACTATGCCCAGACCGGAGTGGGCCGTAACTGTCTGCGACACGATGTAATACCAATACTCCTCTCGGAGTAGGTTGCGGGATGGCCGTCAGATCGTGAGATTTGGCGGCCTTCTCGTTCCTAGATGATCCTCGATGATCTCTCCGTATTTCTCAAGCCATCCTATTCTGACATTGCATGTATGGCATAGTATGCCGCGAACTCGGTTAGTCTTGTGGCAATGATCTACCTTGGGCCTGTTTTTACCGACGAACGGGTCTTTGCAGATATGACAAGCTCCATTCTGACTCAATAGAATCTCATCGTATGCTGCTGGAGTAAGGCCGTATCTGCTCATAAGTTTTTCGGCGCGGTTGATTGATACTCTGCATTTTTTACAATGCGAACGTATCTTGCTGAACGCGCTATTGTCTTTGACTGAGTTTTCTAAAGTGAGTGGGGTTTTACAAAGGCTGCATTTTCTCATGCAGCTATTTATGCGGCGGCTTTCTCGTTTCTAATCCAAAAGGCCCCGCTGCCTCTAAATACGCCTGTATCTCATACCAAGGCGTATTTCAGTGACAGCAAACGGAACTATCACAAGCCCCATTGATTTGATCTCGCTGGCTCTGAAGACCGCCGGAATCATCGGCGTC